TGGTGCGATATTACGCGCCTAGGCAACCCTCGTCGCGAAGATATAAAAGACTCTGATAAGTTCAATATCAAAGGTCAGCGTAAGGGACGTAATGTTTATGATGGTACTGCCCTTGGCGCACTGAATACATGGGCTGACGGAATGCAGGGTTTCCTTGTGTCTGGCACATGGTTTAAGTCGGAGATGAGTAATCCTTTACTGAATAATATCGACTCAGTAAGGAATTGGCTACAGGAATACGACAGAAAGATGTATTCAGCATTTGAACGAGGGAATTTCTACTCTGTATTAGCCGAGTGGTTTAGAGACGCAGGCAGCATTGGCACTGCAACATTATTCACTGAAGAAGAGGTTGGTAGTGACCGTATATCTCATTTAGTAATCCATCCAAGAGAAATATGGGTTGCTGAGAATATGTTTGGTGAAGTCGATACGGTTCATAGAAAGTTCTCTTTCACCGCAAGGGCTGCCTTCCAGAAGTTCGGTGATAAGGTTTCGCAGACGATTAAGGATAATCTTAAGAATGATCCTAATAAGGAACATGAATTCGTACACGCAGTATTCCCTAATGAAGATAGAGTTATAGGCAAGAAGACCTCCAGGAACAAAGAGTTCAGAAGTGTTTACCTTGAAACAAAAGAAAGTAATAATACAACAGGCCAGAATACCGAGGCTGCCAATGTAGTAAGAGATTCAGGGTTTGATATTAACCCGTATGCAGTATGGAGATTTAGAAAGTCGTCTGATGAGGTCTATGGCTATTCTCCGATGGCAGATTCTATTGTAGAGATATTTTCGCTCAATCAGTTTGCTAAGACCCGCATCCAATTCGCCCAGAAAGCGGTTGATCCGGCACAGAACGTACCTATCGAAATGAGAGGCAGGGTTCGTAATAAACCAAGTGGCAAGAACTACTACGACGACCCAAGCAGGGTTATAAGTAATATTCCACTTGGCGGTAATTACCCTATCTCTGTAGAAGAAACAAAAGCCTTACAGAAGTCAGTAGACGATAAGTTCAGGGTTGAGTTCTTCAGAGCGTTCATAGGCAGGCAGGGCGAGGCTACTGCTACTGAGATCATGGCTATTAAAGGTGAGCAGGCTGGGCTTATGTCGGCTCAGGTTGACCGTCTATATATTGAGGGGCTAAGAAGAGTCTTTGATATTGTTTCTGGTATTGAAGATAAACGTAATGCTTTCTCAGAAGAAGAGGGTATGCCGCCTATGCCTCCAGAGATAGCAGAATCAGGCGGTACAATTGACTTCATACTTACCGGGCCGCTACGTCAAGCACAGAGACGTATAACGGAGCAGGCTCCGATCAATGAAACAACCGAGGCTATTGCTGCCGCAGCAGAAAGATTGCAAAAGCCCGAAATGCTAGATGTTATAAATACTGACGCACTAGCAGAAGGCATAGCTGAATCAGGCATGTTGCCTCAGAAATACATTAACTCGAAAGAAACAAGGAAGCAGATAAGAGATGACCGACAGGCGGAACTGGAACAGCAACGGCAGCAGGAAATGTTACTTGAAGCGGCAAAAACAGTACCGTTGAATGAAGTCCCTGTAGAAGGCAGTGTTATGGAAACAGTGGGGGCTGAACTTGGCTAAGTTTATGCAGACAGATTATTGTTCGTTCTTTGCGACGGACGCAGGCCAAAGAGTGCTTGCTGACATGTTGCTGGAGGGTGGGTTCTTTAAGTTGAACAATACCCCAGAAGAGCAGGCGGTACAGAATTTCTTAAAGACAGTGCTTGCCAAGACAGGGAAATACCCCATAGAAGAGGTATCAGATGCTAGTAGATTGGCAAGTTACGTATCGCATATTGGACGAACGAATAAACGAATAAAAATCAAACAGTTCCTTAGAGAACTATTTAAAATGAGAACGGAGTATTAAAATGGCAAAGAAGACAATAAAGAAGACTGAACCGAAGTTGGTTAAGCCTGAAGTGGTCAAGGAAATACCTAAGAAGGTTTCAGTAATGCACGTTACAGAGACACCTTCTGACGCAACAAGAATCAGTAATCTAGAAGCCAGACTCGACCGCATCGTAGCGGCGATCTCAAAAGCAAAATCAGTTAAAGGAATGTGATCATGAGTGAAGAAGCCGGGCTGCTTACAGCAGACAACCCAGTAGCAGCGCCAGTTGCCGATGCAGGTAATTGGAAGGACAGTGTAACTAGAGAAACAAGGTTCAGCGCAGACGGTCACGATAAGCTTGAAAGGTTTACTGACCCCACCAGCCTAGCTAACAGCTATCTTGAAATGGAAAAGATGAATAGCGGTAGAGTTAAGATACCCGGAACAGAATCTACCCCTGAAGAAAAGGGTGCTTTCTACCAGAAACTCGGCAGGCCGGATAACGCAGAAGGTTACAACCTACCTGCTCTGCCAGAAGGACAGACTTATGACGAAGCACTGATAAATAACATGAGAGGTGTAGCGTTTGAATCAGGCGTGTCAGACGCGCAGTTCAGTGGATTGGTGTCCAAGTTCGTTCAGGCACAAGGTGAAGTAGCAGAGGCACAGTTAGCGGCTAACAATGCAGAATCAGAGGCAACGGTTAGTGAGTTGCAGACAGAGTGGCAAGGTGACTACGATAAGAATCTCGAAGTGTCTAAGAGAGCACTAAGGGAACTGGTCGCAGATGATATGCGGGAACCGTTGATAAATCTAATCACAGAGAAGAACCTTGATAATAACAAGTTGTTTGTTAAGTTTCTTCACAGTGTAGGCTCAAAGACTCTTGACGATACATTCGTAAAAGGCGACCCAGCCCAACCCAAAGTTGAAGAAGGCTACGTTCCAAAGTACGTCAATAGTCCGTCAATGTACAAGAACGACGAAAGCGAAGATGGCGTAAAGGCCAAAGCATATTTCGCGTCGAAAGGTATAGAAGTATAGCTACTGCCCTAACGGATAATTAGTAGTTAAAGTTAGTCGGGATAACCTAGCGGCCCGAAACATGATAGACTGAGCGAGTCTCAACGCTAGTAGAAGCCAGGCAAGACCTGGACAACTCCTACACCAAATGAATATTACTTAATTTTAAGGAGTTGTCAAATGGCAACACGTACACTAACTGACAGAGAAAATCTGTTACTCGTCACAAGGATGACGAACAATAACGACACTATTGATGTCGCAGAAGTATTGAATGAAACCAATGAGGTTATTGAAGATGCTATAGTTCAGACATCTACCGATATGACTTCGCACGTATTCGGACGCAGAACCGCTTTGCCAGCAGTGAATTGGGTGAAGATGGGTAATGGTTGGAATGCAACAGTTGGCCTGTTGAATCAGGTTCGTGAAGAAATCGGACAGCTTAAAGCTCGCTTTAGTGCGCCCGAGGACATCATGGACATTCAGCCGAATCCTGCTAAGTACAGAATGCAGCAGGAACGTGCTTACATCGAATCTATGGGACAGGAACTATCGAATACATTGTTCGGTAATTTCAGCGGCGGCGCGTTGAGTCCGACGACTGCACCTCCAGAAGAGTTTGCTGGTTTCCAGCGTAGATACCCTGATCTTGGCGTAACCGACACAAACTTCGTTCTGAATAATGGTAATACTGCCGGCAATGACAACACGTCTATCTGGTTTATCCAGTGGGGTCCAGGTAAGGTTTATCTTATCAGCCCTCGCAACGCCCCGGGTGGACTTGAAAAGAACGACAAGGGACTTGTGCTTGTCTCAGGCGATAACTCGGTTGCTTCTACATCCGCGACCGTTAACAACCCAACTAACCAGCTCTGGGCGTTCATTACTGAGTTTGCGTGGAGAGTTGGCCTTGCTGTTGAAGATCAGAGGACAGTAAAACGTCTTGCGAATATCGACAGTGTTTCGGGTTCAACTCACACGTTGGACGAAGACAAGATTATCCGAATCAAGAACAACTTCAAGAGCAAGGATATGGTTTCAATGTATATGAATGAAACCGTGTTCACGCAGCTTGAGATTCTTGCAAAGGATAAGGTAAACGTTCACTGGTCTGAGAACAACCCGTTCGGCAGACCTCAACTATTCTTCCAGAACATGCCGGTACGTCGAAGTGACGCGATCAGTAATGATGAAGGAATTCTAACTTAATTTAAGGAGTTTTAAAATGGCTTTATTTGACGCAATGTTTCAATTAAGTGGCGGTATTACAGCTGGTGGGCAGGCTATAACAGATAGCGATGCCGCATCGGAAGATATTATCGACTTCACTTTGTCGGACTTAGAAATGGGTGGAGGCCAACCGTACTGGCTTAATATCCGCGTAGGAACAGCTTTCGCTGGTGGAACAAATATCGTATTCTCTTTGAGGTATGATACAGTTGCACCTATTGACTCAAGCTCCACTGTCATATGGCAGTCGGCAGCTATTACTACCGCTACTTTGGTTGCGGGGTACTGGGTTATAAGAATGCCGCTTCCTGTCAATGTTGACGAGGAAAGAATTGTAGGGCTATTCTACGATGTTACTGGGACGATGAGTGCCGGTACTATCAACGCATGGCTCGATAACGGACCTCAATCAAGTCACGACACACAGGTAACA